GTAAAGGGCAAGGATGCGGATATTGATATTACCCAGCTCCAGCTCTTTACAGTGATCGAGGGCGTAGTAGATGCTACAGGTGCTCCGATGTTCAAAAATAAGGAGCTTATGAGTAAGTTTAAGGTATCTACTCCTAAGGATCTGGTAAGAGCGATCTTACTTTCTGGAGAGATCGCTAAGATTTACGGAGAGATCTCTGAGCTGGCAGGTTTCGGAGATAATGCGGTTAAAGAAGTAAAAAACTCATAAGTACAGATGGGCTTACCCAGATGATGTACTACTACTGGAAACACGGTAGAGTACTCCCATCTGTATTTTACAAATTGCCTAGAGGCGAGCTCTTAGTATTACAGGCTTTTTATGAGCAGGAGAGAGATGATAATAACAAAGAGCTGGAGAGGGCAGATAAGAGTAAGAGTGTTATGTACAATATCAATCTACTCACATAGAGGAGGTGGCATATATGGCGGTAGAGTTTGGTGCAAAACTTTATTTGAAAGATAATATGTATGCTACCCTTAAAAAAAATCTAGGTTTACAGCGTGAGTTTTCGGAGCAGGTAGATAGAACTAATGCGAGTATGCAACAGATGGGGCGTACAAGGGTTAATGCTACTATCAATGCTACGGATAACGCCTCTGGAGTTGTAGAGAGCGTTAGACAAACTGTAGAGAATGTAGGCAATACAACAGTATCCCCAGAGGTATCCTTACAGGATAACGCCTCTGGGGTTATTGGTGCTATACAGGATACCTTAGATACCGTCAATACTACCACAGCTACTCCAGATGTGGAGGTAGAGGATAATGCCTCCCCTACTATCAATGAGGTAGAGAGTAGAGTACACAGGCTGGGAAATGTGAGAGCATTAACCAGAGTGGAGGTAAACGATCAAGCCACAGAAAAGGTAGAGAGAATAACCCAGAGGATCAAGGATCTTACTAAAAAGGTATTCTCTCCAGTGATTAAGCTAAAGGATCTCACGGTTAGTACAGTAGGAAAGATTAAGCAGAGGCTTAAAGAGATAGCCACTACTTTTACTCCGATTGTAAAGATCAGAGATTTAGCCTCACAGGGCTTAGCTAAAATCAAAAATACCTTAGGTGGGCTACGAGATAGAGTTACCTCTGTAGCGGTAGGGATCCACGATAGAGCTACATCTGGATTAAATAAAATAAGGGTAGGTGTACGAACAGTAGGAAAGCTGGTGGCTAAGCCTTTTATATCTATTAAGGATGGAGCCACTAGAGGGATCACAAAGGTTAGAAACTCCCTAAAATCTGTAGGGAAAACAGTAGCTAAGCCTTTTGTTACTCTGAGGGATAAAGCAAGTGCTCCTCTGGGTAAGGTAGGCGGTGTACTGAAATCCGTAGGTAAGGTAGTAGCTAAGCCTTTGATAGCAGTAAAAGACGGTGCTAGTAAGATCCTCCACGGTATAGGCAGTAGCTTAAAATCCATCGGTAATATGTCTGTAAAGGCTATGGTAGCGGTAAAGGATGGGGCTAGTGCTGTACTGGGTAAGATCGGTAGTACACTTAAGAGCCTTGCAAAAGGCGTAACAATCGCTGTAGGAATTGCAGGAGCAGGAGCTACAGCTCTTATGGGTAAATCCTTAGGAGAGGGAGCTAAACTACAGCAAAGTATAGGCGGTATTGAAACGCTGTACACAAAGACTAATAGTGATGGTAGTACAGATACCTCAGCGGTAGATAAGATGTTACAGTACGCTAATCAAGCGTATAAAACTACAGGCTTATCCGCTAATGAGTACATGGAAAATGTTACCTCATTTAGTGCCTCTCTTTTGAGTGCGTGTGCAGGAGATACAAATAAATCCGCTGAGATTGCTAACAAAGCTATGGTAGATATGGCGGATAACGCTAACAAGATGGGTACTGATATGGGATCCATCCAGAACGCTTATCAAGGCTTTGCAAAGCAAAATTACACGATGCTAGATAACCTTAAGCTGGGTTATGGTGGTACTAAGGAGGAGATGGAGAGGCTCCTTAAGGATGCACAGGCTATCACTGGTACTAAGTACGATCTAAACAACTTAGCGGATGTGTATACAGCTATCGGAGTAATACAGGATAAATTAAATATCACAGGAACCACAGCAAAAGAGGCAGAGCAGACCTTTAGCGGATCTTTTGCGATGATGAAAGCCTCCGTTACTAACCTCTTAGGTAATTTATCTGTAGGGGATGGAGAGGCAGTAGCTAGAAGTATGGGAGAGCTGGTAGAGAGTGCAAGTACCTTTTTCTTTGGTAACTTTATACCGATGCTCCAGACGATTTTTAGCAACTTGCCTACAGCAATAGGAACAGCGGTAGAAAAGGTAGCTCCTCAGATTAAGGAGAATGTATTACCACTCCTTACATCTATCAAGGATGCAATCTTTACAGGGCTTGGTAATATCGGTATTGATACTGGAGCATTACAAGCTATTTTCGATCAGCTTTTTAATGTAAAGGTAGACGGTGGCGGTATTTCTAGTATGTTCTCTGGGCTTAAGGATGGAATAGTACAGGCGATCAATACGATCTTACCTATCATCCCTCCGATTATCTCAGCGGTACAACAGATAGCTCCTGTAGTAGGGCAGGTAATTAGTACGATTATGAGCGGTGTAGCTCAGATCATTCCTTATATCGTGCCAGTAATCCAGACTATTACTAATATCATCGTAACAGCTATGCCAGTGATCCAACAGATCATTACAGTAGTGGTAGGTGCGATTGTAGCTATTATGCCTACATTGAGCTCTATTTTTACTTTTGTGGGAAATGTGATCCAGCAAGTACTTACAGTAATCGGTAATCACATGGGATTATTCCAGACTATTGTATCTGTAGTAGTAACAGTAGTATCTACTGTATGGCAGACCTTAGCCCCTATAATCAGTGCAGTAGTAGATGTGATCCTTACGGTGGTGGATGGACTACTTACAGGAATTGAAACAGTATTTAATTTCTTAGCTCCATACATCTCTCAGATCTGGGAGAGTATTTGTGGATTTTTCGACAGTGCAAGCTCTACGATTACAACTATCGTAGAAACCATTAAGAGCGTATTTCAAGGCTTATTTGATGCGGTATCCACTATCTTTAGTGGTATCTCTGATGCTGTATCTACAGCGATAGGAACCGTAACAAGTGTAATAAGCGGAGCGATAGATGCTATCAGTGGTTTTGTAGATAAAGTCGGTGGTGCAATCCAGAAAGCTAAGGATTTTGTAGGATCTGGAGTAGACAAGGTAAAAGGTGCTTTAGGTTTTGCTTATGGTAAAGATAGAGTACCATATGATAATTACCCAGCTATCCTCCATCAAGGAGAAAAAGTCTTAACCAGAAATCAAGCAGATCAGTATGAGAGGCGGATGAGTACCAGAGGTGTACAGCTTAAGGATGTTACACCTATAGACAGGGATCCAGATGATCCACAGGATAATAACGGAGGTACAGGAGGTACAGGAAATCCACAAGATGGCAATACGCCTAGTGTAGGCGGAGTAGGTAAAGTAACTATTGAAAAGTTGGCAGATACAGTAATTATCCAGAAAGAGGCTGATGCTGATAGGGTAGTGGATGATATGGTAGCCAGACTTAAAAAGTTATTACCTAACACTGTATAAGGAGGGATGCTTAGTGGAATTTTGGTTACAACAGAATAGTGATAAATTTCAACTACCTGTAAAACCGTCAGATTACACGGTATCCGTATCCCATAAAAATACGGTGGTTAATGTCATACAGGTGGGAGATATAAACCTTATCGGAAATACAGGCTTAAGAGAAATTTCTCTTAAGTCTTTTTTTCCAGCAAAAGATTATAACTTTAGCAATAATGCAGGGCGTAAACAGCCACTAACTTATGTAGAGAAAATCGAGAGTTGGAGAAAGTCTGGTACTCCTATAAGGGTTATAATTACAGGCACTCTTAACATGGAGGCTACAGTAGAGAGCTTTGTGTGGGGAGAGCAGGATGCTACAGGCGATATTTATTATACCTGTAGCTTAAAAGAGTACAAAAAAATAAAGACAAAGAAAGCTACTGTTACTATAGCTACTGTAAAGCCTACAGTAAGGGCTACAAAACCACAGGCTAGTACAGCCAGAACCTACACGGTAAAAAGTGGGGATTGCCTCTGGAAAATAGCTAAACAGTTTTACGGTAACGGAGCTCAATATACTAAGATCTATAATGCTAACAGGGATAAGATAAAAAATCCTAATCTTATCTATCCTAATCAAGTATTAACGATCCCTTAGGAGGTGGTAAGAGTGATAGTAGTGCATAAGGATACAGACATTACAGAGTATGTATCCTCTATGAGCTGGGGAGGTAGCAGATCAGAGGTAGCTAGAAAGTTAGAGCTACACATTGTAAACGCTCCCCTAGATAAAAATATTACTCCTCTTACCATCAACTTAGCGGATCCTGTTTATCTCTTTGAGGATGATGGGAAAACAGAGCTCTTTAGGGGCTTTGTGGTAGAGAGGGAGGCAAGTAGTACCACAGGTACGGTTACTTATACCTGTTATGATCTTCTTTTCTATACCATCAAGAGTAACGCCACTTATAATTTTAGCTCTAAAACAGCGGAGGCGATAACTCAGATGGTATGTGATGATATGGAGATCCCTGTAGGCTCCTTAGCTCAGACAGGGCTAACACAGAAACTAATAGTACAGAATGTATCTATATATGAGATTATTATGAGAGCCTATACACAGGCGTACCAACAGAACGGAGTAAGCTACAGAGTGGTAGCTAAAAAAGGCTACCTCAATGTGGAGGAAATGGGTAAGGTGGTATGCAGTATTGAGATCACGGAGGATAGCAATATTACCAGCTCCAACTATAAAGAGAGCATTACTAACATGGTTAATAAGGTTCGTATATATGACGGAGAGGGTAAACCACAGGGAGTAGTACAAAATGATGCAGATGTGAAAAAGTATGGTATATTCCAACAGACCTACACTAAAGAGGAGGGCAAGGATGCTACTACCACAGCTAAGAGTATGTTTAAGACGGTTGAGAAAACCTTTACTCTGGAATGTGTAAACCTCAATGAGGCAGTAACAGGAGCAGGGGCGGTAGTAAGAGATAGCTCTACAGGGCTCAGCGGTGTAGTGTGGATAGATGCAGATACTCACACATGGCAGAATGGAGTAGCTACCATGAGCTTAACAGTAACTCTAAAACAAATGATGGATACTAAGGAGGGATAGCATGGCAGATGATGAGAGAATGAAAAGCGATCATATATATCTGGAGCTCTTAGATATGATGAAATCACAGGGAGCAAAAAGCAATCCTACCTTAGCCCAGATAGGAGTAATGCAAAGCTCTAACAGCGTAAAGATAGATGATCTGGTACTCAATGCTGAGGATCTGTATATAGCAGATTACTTAGTAGCAGGGTATACCAGACAAATAAAAGTACCTTATGTATCTGGAGTATCTGTGGATACTACACAGAGTAACGGTTTTGCTAGTAAGGATAACCCAGATCCAGATACTAGGGTATGGAAACAGAGCCAGATAACCTATACCGATGGGCTTAAAGCTGGGGATATGGTGCTGGTACAGAAACTTAATGATAATAACAAGTATGTAATCATAGCAAGGGTGGTGGAGGCGTAAATGAGTTTATTTCCTTTTGCAACAACAGAGGATCTTACTCTAGCGGATCAAGAGGTAACAGCCTCCTCTATCCGTGAGTATGAGATCGACTTTGAAAAAGGCACACTCACAGGGAGGATTGTAACTGGTGTAGATGCTCTTTGTGTGTGGGCTTACTTAGCTCTTAAGGCTAAGAGATACCGCTGGATTATTTATAGCTGGGGTTATGGGGATGAGGTTTATGATCTTATCGGATATAGCTACAGTGAGGAATACCTTAACAGTGAGGTAAGGCGGTATATGGAGGAGTGCTTATTTGAGAATGAGCACATAACGGGAGTACAAGATCTGGAGGTATCCCAGATTAAAGATGTACTCCATATAAAATTTACTCTGGTAACAGATGTAGGTAGTAAGGAGGTGGAAATGGATGTATGAGGATCAGACATACGAAAATATATTAGATAGATCCCTAGCAAGGGTATCGAGTGATGTAGATAAGCGTGAGGGCTCCGTTATTATGAACGCTATAGCTCCTGTATCCGCAGAGCACGCAGATGTATATATCCAGCTAGGTAATATCGTAAATAATGGGTATGCAGATACCGCAGTAAGAGAGTTTCTAATCCTCCGCTGTAAGGAGAGAGGTATTATCCCTTATGAGGCTACTAAGGCTACTCTAAAGGGTAAATTTAATATGGAGATCCCTATAGGATCCAGATTTAATCTGAATGAGCTTAACTATGTAGCCACAGCATTTATGGAGAGTGCTGATGGCTATTTTTATTACCAGATGGAATGTGAAACAGAGGGTACTAATGGTAACAAGTTTTTTGGAGAGCTTAGCTCCATTGAGTACATTGATAAGGATCTTACTGGAGAGCTTACAGAGCTCCTTATCCCAGCGGAGGATGAGGAGGATACAGAGGCTCTAAGGACACGATACCTTAACTCCTTTGATAGTAACCCTTTTGGCGGTAATAAGCAGGATTATGTAGAGAAAACCGACGCTCTGGATGGTGTAGGCGGTACGGTGGTTATCCCTGTATGGAATGGGGGAGGCACTGTTAAGTTAATCATTATCAATAGTGATTTTGGAGTAGCATCTAGCACGCTGGTAAAAGCGGTGCAGGAGGCTATAGATCCAGATCCACAGGGTACAGGTAGTGGCATAGCTCCTATAGGGCATACCGTAACAGTAGTATCCGCTGTGGGTAAGACGGTAAGCATAAAATCCAGAATAACTCTAAACGATGGATACCAGTGGTCGCAGGTAAAGCCTAAGGCGGAGGAAACTCTGGAGGCGTATTTTCTGGAGATGCGTAAGAACTGGGAGAAAGGTAACTTAGTAGTTCGTATCTCTCAGATAGAAAACAGGCTCCTTAATCTGGATGGGATCTTAGATGTGGCGGATACAAAGCTAAACGATGTAGCTAGTAACTTAGCCTTAGCACAGGAGGAGATACCTCTGTTAGGAGGTGTTTCTATTGGCTAGAGAGATTGATCTATTAGGCTATTGGATGCCTGTACTCCGCCAGCTTAAGGAGTTTAAGGAGATAGCAAAGGCGGAAACGCCAGAGCTTAAATATATCCTAGAACAGATTGAGCGTACTCTTAACAATATGTTTATAGAAACAGCGGATGAGTACGGTATTAAGCGTTTTGAGGATATGATGGGTATTTACCCAGAGGCAGGAGCCAGCCTAGAAACAAGGCGTTTTAATGTGCTGGTTAAGTGGAACGATAAAGTACCTTATACGGAGAAAGAGCTTTATAACAGGCTCATTAGTATCTGTGGAGATGATAACTTTAGTGTAAATCCAGATTATAAAAATTATTTTTTAGAGATTATAACTCATTTAGGGATAGAGGGGGCGTTTGATACGATCTCCTCTATTTTGCAGGATATGATCCCCTGTAATCTGGTGCTGGATCTAAAAAACACTCTGGAGGAGGGAAATACAACTCCTTTTAGTGTGGCGGTAGTATCCTGTGTGGCTATGAGGTATCAGATCACAAACGATATTAACCCTAAGGTAGCTACAGAGAGCCCTATGTACTACGGTGTAGGCTTAGGCAGAGCTGGTACTCACATTATCACTCACGATATAAAGAGTGCTGTAAATCAGAGCTCAGATCTCAATGTAGCACAGGCATTATCTACAGGAGGCTCCTCTGGAGCTATCACAATGGATATAGCTGTAAAGGATGAGGTAGAAAGCCCTCATTACGAGGGAGTAGGCGTTGGAATGGCGTTTACTAAGATCATTACCCACGATATTAACAGCAAAGCAACTAACAGCGGTAATACTACTGTAGCAAGCCCTGTAAACACAGCTACAGTTATTACAATAAATTAAAGAAAAGGAGTGTGATAAAATGGGTGCTTTTAAGAGTGCAGTAATCACAAAAAAAGGACAGGAACTCTTAGCAAAAGTGGTAGCAGGTACTACTAAGCTGGAGTTTACTAAGATCAAGGTATCCGATACTAAGTTATCTGGAGATCTGGCAAGTATGACAGGTATCGGTACTATCAAACAGGAGGAAAAGGTAGCCTCTGTAGTGAGAAAGAATGGATCTAATGTAACAGTATCCGCTAGTTTCTCTAATCAGACCTTAGGGCAGGGTTATTATGTAAGAAACTTAGGACTTTACGCAAATGATCCACAGGCTGGAGAGATCCTCTACAGTATCTCAGTGGCAGATGAGAGTACCGCTACAGCGGATTATATGCCTCCATTTAATGGTATCGGTGTAAGCTCCCTTATGGTGGATCTTGTAACAGCGGTATCTAATGCTTCTAGCGTAAAGGTAAATGTAGATCCTACCGCTGGAGCTACAGTAGCCCAGATCGTTAATTTACAGGAGCAGATTGACGATGTTAAGAGCTTTGTAGGATATGAGAGCTCCGATGTATACGGTGTGGAGATTGATTTTCCTAATAGACGATTTACCAGAATTGCAGGAGCAGAAAATCTTACCGCTGGAGCTGATTTTGATAAGCTCAATCCGTGGGGCGGTAGAAAGAGATGTATCTTAGTCGATGATGGTACAGTACTTGCATACAGAGGAGAAACAGGATACACAGAGGCAGGAGCTACTACTGTAGAAATTAAAAAGACAGTAGACGGAGCAGAAAAAACCTATGCTAGTGGTACTAAGGTACAGGTGATGGTAGAACAGCCTGTATTTTATGTTAAGGCTGTACCTGTAAGCTCTAAGAACGCTACAAGCGGTAAGGGTAAGCAGTACACTAAGGGTAGATTTTATATCAGCCCTACACCTAAGGCAGGATTTACAGCTCCTAGAGCCTTTTATGATAATCACGGTATCGTACAGGATAAGATCTATCTCTCAGCGTTTGAGGGCTGTATCTATGATACGGATGCTAAAAAGTATCTTACAGCGGATGAGCAGGTGGCGGATTTTGCTACAGATATGCTCTCATCTATTGCAGGAGTTAAGCCAGCCAGTGGACTTACACAGAACCTCACTAGAGCGAATGTGAGAAAGCTCTGTACTAACAGAGGTACAGGCTGGGAAAGTCACAGCATTTTCGCTATGGCGGTTACAGAGTGGCTCCTTATGATTGAGTATGCTAGTTTAGATGCTCAGCGTAAAGTAGGTAGAGGCGTTTGTGATTTTACCGATGATGGTAAAACTAACATGGCGGTAAATACTGGAGCTACCTCTGGATTAGGTAATGGATCTGGTATTGATCCTAACGGTGGCGTAGATGGTAAGTGCTCAGTATCTTACAGAGGCGAGGAAAATCTCTGGGGCAATATCTGGACTTGGCTGGATAAGGTAAATATCTTAGCTAAAGGACAGAATGAGGTATTTGTGCATGAGATCGGAGCTACAGTAGCAGATGATACTACCACAGGATACAAGAGCTTAGGCTATCACTGGAGCCATAGTAACGGTTATCAAAGTGCTTTTGGTATTGATCCAGAGCATCCAGAGTTACTTATCCCTACAGAGGCTAGTGGATCGGATGTATTCACAGGTAACTATGTATGGCAGAACTACACCTACAACGGTTTCTTGATTGCTATATTGGGCGGTATATGGAATCGTGGCTCTTATTGCGGTTTCGTTCTGAGTGGTACTAATGCCTCTGGTAAT